CTATTTCTCAGAGACTATTACAATAAGGGTTGGAGACCTGATTGGAGTAATACTAATGTGCTGAAATATGTTATAATTGTATCAAGGGAAAAAATTGAAATAGATAATACTTATAACATTAAGAGAATACTTGCTTTTAAATCTAAAGAAATCAGAAATAAATTCCTTGAAGAACAAAAAGAAC